AAACTGTAGAGTCTGAGGCTCGTTACTCTTGTAATGGTTCATTCTTAACCTCTAGTTCTCCTAAGCAAGTAATCTCTGATATGCTGACCTCTATGGGTGGCCTATTCTGGTACTCTCAGGGTAGTTGGAAAATGAAGGCTGCTGCCTATACCACTCCCACTGTTACCTTAGATGAAGATGACCTTCGCTCTGGTATTTCTCTTTCGACTAGGCACTCTCGTAGAGATAACTTTAACACTGTTAAGGGAACCTTTCGTGGTGCTGAGAGTGATTGGCAACCAGCAGACTATCCTTTGGTAGACGACCCTGCCTTTATCACTGCTGACAACAACCTAGTTAATACTGTAGACTTCTCTTTACCCTTTACGGCTTCTTCTAAGACTGCTCAGAGGATTGCTAGGGTATTTCTTAATCGTAACAGAGAGCAACTAACAGTTTCTGCTACCTTTGGTCTTAAGGCTTTTCAGGTTGAAGTTGGTGATATTGTCTATCTCAATAACACTCGCTTTGGTTGGAGCAGTAAACCTTTTGAAGTTACTACTTGGGACTTTGGTTTGTCGGATGGACTTGACCTACAGACCAGTTTGACACTAAGAGAGATTTCTCCAGAAGTCTTTACTAATGTTGATGGTGCTTTCTTTGAGAACAACAACAGTAGTTTGCCTTCAGCTTTCTATGTTCCTGCCGTTAGTTTTTCTAGTATTGAAACAGAATTAAGGTCTAACTTTGAGAGCCTGTTCAACGTAGTTAAACTGACTGTATCTTCTTCTGACCCATCTTCTGTAGAACGGGTAGAAGTTCAAATGCAAGAGGATGGTGCTACAAATTGGGTAGCAGTTGGTGTAGGCGATCTTGGGATTTATGAAACTCCTGCTTTGAATGATGGTTTTTATTATTTTAGAGTTAGAGCCTATAGTTTCTTAGGTGTTAAGGGAGATTGGTTTCAGTCGGGGTCTACTCAAGTTCTTGGTCAAGCTGCTCCACCACAAAACGTAAGCAGTCTTAGTGCTAACCTTTCTGGTGGAAACGTAAACTTAGCTTGGCCCCCAGTTACTGATCCTGACCTTTCATTCTACAGGATTAGGCACACTACAGATGAGAGCGCCCCAAGCTGGTCTAACGCTGTCACATATGTGGATAAGGTATCTCGTCCAGCATCATCTGTGAGCGTTCCTGCTAAGTCTGGGACGTATATGATACGTGCTTACGACAAGCTAGGGACTAACTCTCCGCAACTTAGTTCTGTTGTTGTTCCTGCAAATGCTCTTGAGACTTTTACGAATAACCTATCTCTTACAGACAGTCCTACGTTTACTGGGACAAAGACTAACACCTCTGTTGTGTCGTCTAACTTGAGGATTACGACAACTACCTCTGCCCCATCTTCTGGGACTTACCTATCTAGCACTTATATTGACACTGCTGCGGTAAGACGAGTAAGAGCCTACATAGACCTTGCTGTTAGTCGCTTTGATAGTGGTTCAGGTTTGTTTGATAGTCTAACAGGTCCGTTTGATACCCTAAGTGGACTTTTTGATGACCTTACTGGTGGCGGTAACTTTGATGATACAGATGTAGTTACTTATATCTCTATCACTAATGATAATCCAGCAGGGACACCAACTTGGTCTTCTTATCAAATCTTTCAGGCTGGTGACTTCTATGGTCGTGCATTTAGGTTCAAAGTAGAACTTAAGTCTGAGTCTGTTGGGGTCTCCCCAAGTATATCGTCTCTTATCGCTAAAATCAAATACAACTAAGGGGAACCTGACACATGGCCACACATGACTACGTTATTAACAACCAAACGTCTGCCGATCTTAGGATAGACCTTAACAACGCACTAGCAGCTATTGTTTCCCAGAACAGTGGCGCTACTGCTCCTGCCTCTACGTTTGCTAACCAACTTTGGTACGACACCTCGACTGACCAACTTAAGCAGCGTAATGAGACCAACACAGTCTGGATTACTCTTGGTACGACAGACCAAACTAACAATAAGTTTGAGCCTAACCAAACATTTGCTACTCAAGCAGAGGCACAGGCTGGAACTGATAACACTAAAGCTATGACATCTTTACGAGTAAATGAAGCTACTACAACCCTTTTTAATGTGACAGGTGCTGCCCCTGTTTATGCTTGTCGTGCATGGGTAAACTTTAATGGCACTGGCACACCATCTATCCGTGCATCTGGAAACGTTTCAAGCATTACAGACAGTGGCACTGGAAACTACACTGTAAACTTTACTGTAGCCATGCCAGATGCAAATATAGCAGCTATTGCAAATTATTCTGTAAATGATTCGGCTAGTGGTAGCAACAATGACGGACAAGCAGCCTGTAGGGCAGTAACAACCACCTCTGTAGGTGTCTTTGTAGCTGATGGCAGTGGTGCGGCAAGAGACGCAATTCGAGTGTCTGTTGTTGTATTTCGATAAGGTATGTAATTGATTGAAAAACGGAGGTTCTATGCAGGTTATCATATTCCAACAAGAAAACGGCGGTGTTTCCGTCATCATTCCTACGCCTGATTACACAGATCAAATTGAGGCTGTCGCAAACAAAGATGTACCGAACGGCAAGCCTTGGCGCATTATCGATCATAGTAAGCTACCACCCCGCGAATTTAGGGACCAATGGCAATGGACAGATTCTGGTCCACTTACTGTTAAGACAGAAGTAACAGTTGAACCAGAAGTAGTTATCTAATGCGTATTAAAAATATAGATGCTATCAAAGAACATGAAGCACTGAAACTTACAGCGTACCTTCCAACCAAGAATGATGTATGGACTATTGGTTGGGGCCATACGAAGACTGCCAAGCAGGGTATGGTAATCACTGAGGCTCAGGCTGAACAGCTTATCAGAGACGACCTAGCATGGGTAGAAGACGCCATTGACAACTTAGTTAAGGTTTCTATCACACAGAACCAGAGGGATGCTCTAGGCTCTCTTATCTTCAACATTGGTGCTACTAGTTTCTCTAAATCTACTGTACTTCGTAAGCTAAATGCCAAGGACTATCTTGGTGCTGCTGATGCTTTCCTTATGTGGGATAAGCAAAAGGATAAACAAACTGGGGAGATGGTTCGACTAAAAGGTCTAACTAAGAGACGACAACAAGAAAGAAACTTATTCAATGGGTAACTTAGTATGACCGAAGATGACACCATTAGACGAGTAGAGAGACTAGAAGAAGAGATTGGTAAACTTTGTACAATAATCAATGATCTTAATCTTACGATTGCCCTCTTGAACAAGACAGTTGAGAATATGGGTGCATCGGAAAAGCGTAGAGCAGAATTAAGGGACAAGTCAATCTTGTTCATTGTTGGTGGTTTTATTTCTGCGGTGATTGTTTGGATTATTAATGGTGGACTAATCAAGTAAGGATAGGCCATGAGTATCAAGAAGACTTTCAAGAGGGAGATAGCCGTAGCCCTTCTACTTTGGCTAGTTTATGTCGTAGAGGTAAAAGATGTTTCAGTTATTGAAGTCCTTGTGTGGCCGATCTTTGCGTTCCTTGGTGCTGCTTTCGGTCTTGACGCTTACTCTAAGCAGTTGCAGCAGCAGCCCACTGAGCCTACTGACAGGCGGGGGTCCGAAGGTAGCAGCGAATATACAGGCGGGGAAGACCAACAGTCAGACAGTAGGAACGACAAATAATGTTGAGCAGAAAGTAGATAAGCCTATCATTAGTCGTGACCTTGTGCAGTCTAGTGACAATACTGATGTTAAAGCTGATAATGTTGAGAAAGTCCAGATTAGCAACACTGAGCCTTGGGTGATCCTGCTGCTTATCCTTGGGTGGTTACTCCCATCCCCTAATGAGATAGGCAGAAGTATACTAAGTCTGTTTAAGCGTAAAGACAAATAAAATTAGCCACACTTAGGTTTGATCCTAGGTGTGGCTTTTTCAATTTAATGTAGGTTTCGTTCTTCGTCGTAGTCTTCATACTGTGACATTTCATACAGGATGCCGCCAACAACAATCTGAGTGTCGTTAATCTCTTTAGCTAGGCTATGCACCTTCCAAGCTAGATATAGCGACACAACAAGCTGGATGATTACGATTACGTACCAAACCTCAATCATTCGATTGAACCTTGATAAGTTCTGCCAAGTACCATTGTGCTTTCTTCAAGTCTTCAATCCCATTCTTGTAGCGCCAGCGATGCAGATACTTAGCAATATTCCCACGAAGATACCCAATGTATTCTTCTTTTGTGAGGAAGTCTTCGATGTACTCAATACACTCAATCTGTCCTTGACCGTAGTGAGGTGGACTATTTACTTGGTCCCTATTAGCAATATTCTTAAGTGCCTGTTGAATACCATCTGTATCCCATTTAGCCATCGGCTTCTCCTTTAATTCCTCGTGATCCCAAGTTGCCATACTACAGCTTCTCCTTTACAAACACCTTTACCCACATAGACGTGATGTCTGAACGAACAATATCATCGACTGTAAACTCAATGACGCTGACAGGCAGCATATACTTTTTAGCTAAGTGGATGACTTTAGATAGGCCATCAGCTTCTTTAAGATCAGACTGCTGAATGTCACCATTAAGAACGATACTAGAGTTTTCTCCTACCCGTGTCAATAGCATTTTAAGTTCATGGGTAGTAATGTTCTGTGTTTCATCGACAATGATAAAAGCATTATCAAAAGACCTTCCTCGCATAAGAGCAAGAGGTGCAATCTCAATGTTTCCAGCCTTGATAGCTGTATCCACTACACCCTTACCCAAGTGCTTCTCTAGAACGTCTAGGACTGGCAATGCCCAAGGCTTAGTCTTTTCCTCTAGATCACCCTTCAAGAAACCCAACTCTTTACCAACAGCAACGTGAGGTCGAGTAATCACAATCTTGTCAATCTTCTTAAGAGTGTAGAGGTCAGCAGCATAGGTTGCTGTAACGTAAGTCTTACCAGTTCCTGCTGGACCCAACACAAAGACTTGACTGCTTGTCTTTAGAGCATCCAAGAACTCTTTTTGTTTCTCTGTCTTAGGAACAATGCCTGATACGCCCTTTACATCAGCATTCTTATACTTGGTTACACGACGAGTAGACTTACGAGAGCCAGAGCCTTGGCCTTCATCATCAGGGTTCATGTCTTGCTTTCTTTATCTTTAAGCAGTGCTTCTAGTTCTGTGTAGCCACCAATAATCTTATCGTCGGGACCAAAGATAAGTGGGACTGTGGTGTAGCCAGCCTTTTTCATCAAGGTCACAAGAAACGTGTTATACTCTAAATAATGCTCTTGCCAATTTAAGTCTTTGTCATAAAGCAAGTCCGTTGCCTTTTCGCACCAAGGGCAATCATGTTTACCAATAATTGTATATTCCACACTATCTCCTATCCAAAGTTATTAGCAGTTTAACCACTTGCTTAGGTGACAGGCTTTAGGTCAAGTCAACAATCTCACAAGAGCCAGAGACACAACTTAATGTTTGTGAACCCGAAGTATTGTCTTCTTGTTCGTAGTCCGAAAGTTTAGCCCAGTCAATAGCTTTAGGCATAATAGCTAGTAGATTGTCGTAATCACTTTTACCAATCTCTTGGTAAGGTGCTTGCTGATAGGTATGCTCGTTGTATGGCAAGAACGATACACCTGACATTTCATCAAAGTGATGATAAACAAAAGCACCTACCTCAAACCATTCATCACTACGGACATTGATAGTGACAGATGGCTTATGCTCACACCAGCACCGCTGATAGGCCAACCACATCTCTAGCTGGTCGATAGCACTCAGGTCAGATGTGACTACTGCACCCTCTGGAGCCTTCATAGGGAAGCTGAACACGGTGGTCTGTGTAGGCTTCATCACATCAGGCTCAGAAGGAATACCTTGGTCCTTCATAAACTGCGTCAGAGGGTCTTTGTTATCACCACGGACAGTACGAATATAATAGGCTGAGTGACGAGCATGAATACCACTGGCACTATCAACCAGTTGGGATACAGTCCCTGACGGTTTGACACATGTAATAGCAGCAGCAACAGGAATACCAAGACGTTCAGCCCACTCAGCATTAGTAACAACAGCAACATTCTTTAGATGCTCCAATGTTTGAGAGAGGCCAGCATTTTTTGTCGTCATAAGTGGGTTGTCCATGATACCCGTCAACGACACACCTAGCAGACGTTCTTCTTCTGTGTTGGTCTGCCAAATCTTACGCAGGTAAGGGAACTTGGTGTAGGTAGATTGAATAGTTCCTAGAATGGTAGCAAGGCGAACCTTTTCTTCCAATGTCTTGATCGTATCTGTGGCACGAACAACAACTTCCGTTAGATTGCAGAACTGATAGGGACGCAGGATAATCTCTGAGCATGGGTTAGTGCCAAAGTCGTAGTCAGTCTTACGGCGACCATTCTTAGCTGCCTGTTTCTTAGAAGCCTGACGGTTGAAGATACCTCGCTCACCTGACCCTGACTCCACAAGTGCAGTCCATTCACGCATGAAGCTAACAGCATCTGGTTTCTCAGTGTAGCTAACAGAGTTATTAGCCAAACCACGTTGAGGATTGTTCTCCCACCAGTTACCAGACTTAGCATAGCGCATACGATCATCTGACAAGTTAGACAAAGAAATCATAGCTGAACGACGAACACCGCCAACTACAACAACTTCACCAATCTTACACATAATGTCGTGGCATTCAATAGAAGACAGCTTACGACCTTTAGCATTGACAAAGACACTACAGACAAAGTTAAATAAGTCAATCAGTGGGGCTGGACCTGATGCACGACCACCAAAGGTCTTCAACTTAGCACCAGCAGGACGTACCAGAGAGACATCCCACTTAGGAACTTCACCAGAGTAAAGCAAAGCAATGACTTGACGCAGAGCCTTAGCCCAACCCTCTTTGCTATCCTTGACCACTACGATAGTTTCTGACTGGAACATATTCTCAGGTACATCTGGCAGCTTACTGATAAACTGACGCTCTACAGAGAAGCCTACGCCAGTGCCACAGAGCAAGATAAACATAGCTTCATCAAAGGACTTAGGGTCGTCTACAGGCATATACGAGCAGTTATAGCCAGCAGTGTTGTCTCGCTCTAGAGCAGGACCAGCGGTCATCATTGCGCGCATGGAAGGCATAATGTCCAAACCAAGGATAGCTTGTTCGATAGCAATAGCCTCACCACCTACATGGTCAATGCTTGCAAGAGATTTATTTACAACATTGTCGATATAGCGAGAGACTGTCTCTCCCCAGTTCTCACGACGACCCTCTTCTTCAAGCCAACGGGCATACCGACTTGTGGCAATAAAGGACTGATAGTCTGTAGGCAAATAGTTGTTATTCATTCTTATTCCTTTTACACAAGATCGCTTAGGTTCACATTGGGGTAGTCTTTGTTCTTAATAATCTTACCATCACCTCGACGAAGGATAGTTCGATCAGGCTGAAAGCAACGACCAAGATTGTTTTCATGCACACGGTTAAGGGCTTCTTCTAGGTTATAACCCTTAGCGTTAGCATATCCATAGATTACATAAACTAGGTCAGCAAGTTCTTTTAGTTCTTCTATCTCTGTCTGTGCATCAAGCATCAACTCTTGGTATTCTTCAGTAATCAACCTCATATACAGATTAGGGTCAGGCTTTTGATCCAACACTTGACTAAATGTCTTTACCATCTGTGTTACTGTAAGCATAGATTTATCTTTCTTTTTAGTTGGTGGGTTGTAGTATTCCCACATTACTCCCCCAGTATCCATGTCTTTAATGTCGTGTTCGTTAATCAATCCGTTCTCCTGTTGTGTGCAGCAGATAAACCTTTGATGCAGACATTAGACTGACCTTCCATAAAACTCAGTCTGGTGTGTCTTGTTGGCATCAAATAAATACCAGCAACAGTTATCTTTACCTGTTCCCTTGCTGTTTTCAATCCACTTAACCCTACCAATAGACACTACCTTAGCACAGTAAGTCATAAAGATTGCTGACTGTTTAGTGTGCATCCAATCTGCATCAAACAACAACCAAGTCGGGCAGATGTTAAGCCAATGGTCAATGAATGGGTGCAAGAAGTCTCTTTCCCAAGGTGGGTTAGTGATACACATATCTACGACACCATAGCCACCAAAGTCAAGAGTTAAAGCATCTGCCTTATAAATGCCTGACGCTTGTGGTTCAATATCGCATTGATACA